GAACAAGAGAAAGAGCGCGTGCTCGCGGCGCTGGAAAGAGCCCTGGGCGTCGTCACTACGGCCTGCAGAGAGGCTGGGATAGGCCGGACCACCTACTACAAGTTTTATAACGAGGACCCGGATTTCAAAGAGAAAGCAGACAACATCCAGGCCGTCACCCTAGACTTTGTGGAGTCCCAGCTGTTCAGACAGATAAGAGAAGGAAACACTGCAGCGACCATTTTTTACCTTAAGACCAGGGGTAAAGAGAGAGGCTACATCGAGTCTCCTCTAATAGGCATAGACACCATCCAGCCCATCCAGATTATTATCCCTGGCGGGGCTAACGAGGCTAAAGGTTTACCCTACATAGACATCACGGATGAGCAAGACTAAACAGTTCAGGTTCCTAGATTGGTTCGCCCCAGTTTTCTCAGAGGACAAGACCTACTGGGTTATCTCGGGGGGAAGAGCAAGCGGTAAGTCCACACAGGCTGCTGCATACTTCCTAATGAAACTTCTGTCCCCCGAGTATTTCCGAGGAGTTGTAACAAGGTATACCCAGAAATCTATATCTTCTTCCATATACAGAGACATCCTAGACCTAGTGGCCGACTGGGGGGTTGCGCCCTACCTAACTATAAAGGGGGAAGAAATAAGAGCAGTTGGTTCTAAGAACATGATCACCACCCACGCTATGAGGTTGCAGGAGGGGACTGTAACGGCTAAGGGAAAGGGGCTTGCACGTGTGACGCACTTGTTAATAGATGAAGCAACGGAATTACCCATGGAGGAAGAATACATTAAACTCATCGACTCATTCAGACAGAAGGGTTCGGACAGGAAGATTTTCCTTCTGTTTAACCCAACAGCTAAGTCGCACTGGATCTTTAAGAGGTTCTTTTTACCGGACGGGCAACCCAACCCCAAGTGGACACACAACCACGGCTACCTACACACGACCTACAAAGACAACTCGGGAAACCTAGACCCCAAAAAGATAGAAGAGTGGGAAGACCTAAAAGTCCACGACCCGGACTACTACGACCACCACATCAGAGGGGACTGGAGAGACATAGGAGACGGGCAGGTGTTCAAGAACTGGGAGTTTACCTTCTCGCCCGACCCAGAGGCCGAAATTGTTTACGGGCTTGACTGGGGGTTCTCTAGCGACCCGACCGCCCTGGTAAAGATACACAAGAGAGGCAAGTCCCTGTGGATAGAGGAGCTGCTGTATAAGACGGGGCTAACCAACGAGGACATCTCGGCTAACCTAGAAAGGCTAGGCCTACCCAAGAACGCTAGCATATACGCAGACTCGGCAGAGCCCAAGTCCATCGAGACGCTAAGGAGGATGGGCTGGAAGAATATAAGCCCAGCGACCAAAGGACCTGATTCAGTGAGGGCCGGAATAGACAGGCTAAGATCCTACAACGTGTTTGTCCACCCAGGTTCGGAGAACATGATCCAGGAGTACTACAACTATGCATACCGGACGGGCACGGATAAACCCATAGACGACTATAACCACTTGATGGACGCCCTGAGGTACGGGGTGATGGCCCTGCACCAGGAGGGTTCTAGGTATGCAGTGACGGGCAGGAGGAGCGGCTATTCTGTCTTCGGCGGAGGGGATTAAAAAAAGTTTCAAAAAAAGGGAAACTTTTTTATATATATAGTCTATAATATATATAAAATATGAAAAACCAAACCCAAAAACCAGTAACTCTAGTAAAAGGCTTTATTACAGAGAACGTCTACGACTACCTAAACACAGGAAACCTAGACCCCATAGAGGTAAAAGTTCCCTACCGCATCTACCGCACAGGCAACTACTACCAGTGGGAAGCTAACACGCCCACAGGAACAATAACTTCCCCCAAGTTTACAGACTACGACAAATGTCTAGGAGACTGGGAAGACTTCAAATAAACATAAACAATGGAACAAGAGATTATCTGGGCGCCCATCCCAGGCTACGAAGGCCTATACGAGGTGTCCACTGTGGGGCAAGTAAAGTCCCTAAACTACAGGGGGAAAAAAATAGAGCAACTTCTAGCCCCGTCTAAGACTAAACCGTGGGGCAACGGTAACTACTACCACGCCTACTCGCTTTGTAAGAAAGGCGATAAAACAAGGTATATGCTAGCCCACATGCTGGTGGCTATGGCTTTTCTAGGACACGTCCCCAAGGGATTATCTGTGGTTGTGTGTCATAAAAACGGGATCGGCTGGGACAACCGCTTAGAAAACCTAGAGGTGGCGACGGCTAGACACAACATGTCCCAGGAGAGGACTAAAAAATCTGGACTACCCAGAGGCGTGGACGTCGTAAAGCGCACGGGCAAGTTTAGATCTAGGTTAAACGTCGGCAACCAGCACAACAGGAAGACATATTATCTGGGATCATTTGACACACCTGAGGAAGCGTCCGAGGCCTACGAAGCTAAACTAAAAGAGATAGAGAACATCCTTCCTTCGGCAGTTTCTTGAGAAATAATACTTAAGTGTATATGGCCGCTTATACTGAACCCCGCACTTATAAACAACTCATAGAGGCAATGGAAACCATTTGTCTCCAGCAGATGTCCGTCAGGCATTTCCAGGTAGGAGAAATGTCCGACGTGGATATCCAGACCAACATAGAGCCTTTTCAGAGATATCCCTTCGTCTTTTTGATACCAAGACCGTCCTCTATGGACAGGTTCGGCAAGATGGTTCTAGGCTTTACTATGATCGTCGCAGACATAGCTAAGAACGAGGAAGATCTGCAGAAGAACACGCACAACAACACGCTGATGATCATGCAGGACATTTTCTCTAGGGTTATCATGTCTCCCCCGTCCGAGATAGACTGGGAGATCCAGACACCGATCAGGTTGACGCCCTTTGTGGAAAAGTTCAACAACAACCTAGCAGGCTGGTCGGCAGAACTAAACATTATTATTCCTTCGCCCTTCGACCTTTGTTCTGCGGCTTTTAACTAACCATGGATCCATTCACCATAGCAGCAGAGAGAACAGCAGCCTATGTCCAGGAAATGGTACAGGGGCAGATAAAGGTTTCCGCCTACAAGACTGGCAACCTTATGGACTCGGTGAGGGCAACCTACGAAAGGGAAGGAGACGTGTTCACCTTTACTCTTGACGACCCCACAGAGTATGGAGACTTTACTGACTTTGGTACCAGAGATTACAGGGCGACAGAGCGAGGCCCATTTACCCCGGACCCCGAGAAAGGAGAAGGCGGTATAGTCCCTAGGTTCTGGTCATCGCTGGACGATTCCAAGTGGGCGAGAGCGGAGATGTTTTTCGAGGAAGCACTAGAGCAAGCACAAGCACAACTAGATTTATGAAGAAAATAGAATTTACCATAGACAACCAGGACTACCTAGTGAGGGACATCAACCTGCAGAACTACAAAGACGTCATGGGCTTGATAGAGGCCCCGGATGCAGACACGCCTTACGAGGTGGTGGAATATCTCTCAGGGTGTCCTAAAGAATCGCTCAGAGAACTAAAGGCCTCCGACTGGTTTTTTCTGTGGTCAGAGGTGGAGGAGATGATCCTGGGGCAGAACACCACAGCAGCAATCCAGCCCATCATAGAGTTTATGGGCGTCAAGTATGGCCTACCCCAGATAGAGGACATGACCATCGGAGAGTTCGCAGACCTAGACATTATAGCCTCGGGGCCTAGCCCAGAAAAGAGATTAGCAGAGATAGCCTCGATAGTCTATAGGCCCGTAGTCGAAGAGACCCCAGACTATATCTTACTAGAAAAATACACAGTCGAGGGCGCAAAGAAAAGGGAAAGGTTATTTCAGTTTCTCCCCCTCTCCGCAATAAAGTCCGCTAACGCTTTTTTTTTGCAGTCAGCAAGTCAATCACTAAAGAATATGCTGGACTCTTCCAGCCTGGAGAAGAAGAACTCGACATACCTGCTAGACCTGGAGGACCTAGAAAAATCTCTCCAGCCCGACAGTGGTGGACCCTCTTTAACGTCTTATCTGGAGAAGATCCCCTCCGGTTTAATGACGCTACAGAACTACCTCTCCGAGCAGCCCTTAACTGGCTCGCCTGGAAAAAAGACGATATCAGAAAACAAGAACTAAATCTAAGAACACAATTACGATAATGGCAATCACTAATACCCTACAGTCTCCACCTATATTTTCCTCGGCTTACAACCCGATGGTGTGGATGGTCGAGTCGAACGCAACCTATAACTACAACTTCCGCTATGTCTTCGACGTGTATGTAGGCGGAGCTACAGGGCCGCTGAGATTCAAAACCCCACCTAATCCTGCAGGGAGAGGACTGATAGACGTCAGCTCGCTAGTCCAGGCGGACATCAACATCACCCAGAACTTACCCCTTTTATCCACCACGCCCTTCTACGGCGGCACGGGGCTAGCAGCAGAGGTGTACATCCTAGCAGGCGAGGAATACTCGGTGTCCCTAAACGGAGACATTCTCCTGTATACAGGGCTAACAGGACCTTCGGGAGGGGTTGGTGAACCAGCCTATGGCTTGTATGCAGACGGCAACTTCAGACCGGCGCCCAACTACACCACACCAGTGGTGGCGCTAGCTTGGGGACAGGGAGCAGACGCCTACTACGACTATCTCAGTCTTGGAGGAGAAGGTGTCCTAGAATACGAGATGTCGCTAGGACAAACTGCTAACACAGGGGGTAAGTTTTTAACTCGGTGTCCACAGTCAGTCCAGAGCATAAGATCCGACGAGACCTTTACGCTTACCTGGCTAAACTACAACTTCGCGGCGGCTACAGGCCCGCAGACCTTCCCGTATGCTATGAAAATGACTACCTTCATCAACGGGGCTACAGTCGGGGCAACAGGCTTTATCAACGTCGAGGCCGACGGGGGCAACTGGACGTCCTGCACCACCTTCGGTACGGGCCCAACAGCAGCGTCGGACTACCTAAATTCATTCAAGATAAACATGGCGGACGTCCAAGACGAAATCCCAGGAGCCTTCGACACCGTAACTCTCCAGCTGTTCCCATATGCAACCTACGGGGCTTGCACGCTAGGAGCTACAGGACTGTCCGAGACCATCACCCTGCAGATAAACGACGCAAACTGCTGGGGGTTTGACCCAATCAGATTTACCTGGCTGAACAACCTAGGCGGCCGGGACTGGTACACCTTTATCAAGCGCAACACATTTACCCAGAACGCATCTAGGTCCACCCTGTATAAACTTCCGGGCTACTGGTCAGCATCAACTTATTCTGTCGGAGACAACTCTCCGGCTAGATACGGAACTACGACATTCAGGATAGACCTAAACAACACCTGGACGGCCTCGACAGACTGGATCACAGAAGAGGAATCAGAGTGGCTGAGATCCATGTTTGCATCTCCGTCAGTCCTAGTTTACCTTCCTGGTCGCACCCAGCCCACTCTCGTTAACATCACCGACGCAAGCTATGCAGTCCAGAACTATGCGAGAGAAAAGCTATTCCAATATTTTGTGTCATTCACAGAAGCACAACCAGACGTAGTACAAGGATTTTAATATGAGCAGCGTACAATTATTTGCAGTAAACTCGGCGGGGGAAACAGTTCTTCTGCAGTTGTCAGAGACATCTCCG